AATTGTCGAAATGCTTGATGATGACAAAATGAATATTACACAGGCCTCAGATATTACAATAAAATGCAAGGCTAAAATAGACGCGACTGCAGATACATCGGTAACAGTACACAGTCCTAAAGTAATAATAGATCACACAAACACCATTGAGCTTGGCCAAGGAGCAACAGAAAAGGTTATTCTTGGAAATAAATTTATGGCCTTGTTCAATTCGCATACACACATAGGAAACCTAGGCGTTCCAACGTCTCCTCCAATAACCCCAATGACTCCAGGCGAATTAAGTCAAATGAAAGTAGTTGTTAAATAAAATTATAATTTATGCCATTAGTTAAAGCCGTATTAAAATCTGGAATCCAGGCTCAATTACAGCCGCTTATTGATACTCGAACAAATAAAGCCATGGCTGATGCTCTCAATGCGCTAATAAATGTTGATCTATCGTCGACTGCAAATAATAAACAGGTTAGAATAAAGCAGGCAGCTGATGCATTTGCTGCAGAGATGAAAAAAATGTCAGAGGATATTGCAAAGTGTGTTTCTGATAATGTTGATACATTTGTTAAGTCTGCTACAATTATTACTCCACCGGGGCAAGCAGTCACGACTGCAACTGGTGGGCCAGGAACAACTATTTCTCCTTCTTCACCAGCATTAATTTCATAATTTTTGTACCTTTTTCTAAATATTTAGTATATTAGACTTAATGAAAGACTACTACTCAATATTAGATGTGCCGAAAGGAGCTTCACAAGAAGAAATCAAAAAGGCTTATCGTAAACTTGCGGTAAAGTATCACCCCGATAAAAACCCTCAAGGCGAGGCCAAGTTTAAAGAGATTAGCGAAGCCTATGATGTACTTGGAGATGAGGCTAAACGTTCTCAATACGATATGGGAGGTCAGCGTATGGGTCACAATCCATTTGATGATCTTGGCTCAATGTTTAGTTCATTTGGTTTTAATTTTGGAGGAGGCGAGGCAGTATTCACCCAAAATTGGGGCCTGGATCTAGATATAGTTGTTAGCCAAAGCATTAAGCTTGAAGATGTCCTTAAAGGAAAAAGAATTGAAGTTTCATACAATAAAAAGGGCGAATCTATTCCAACTAAAATTTCAGTTGAGCTTAATCCAGAATCAACCTTTCATGAATTGATTTTTGATGGAGGTCGAGTTATCAGCCGTCTTACCTTTAATGGAATGGGTAACCGTGGCCAATTAGGCGGAGCTGCACAATTTAACAGAACTTATATAGGCAATCTCTATGTGTTGTTATCTATTGAAATTCCTCAAGGAATAACTCTTGATCAATTTGGTAATGTTGCACAAGAAAAAGAAGTTACACTAGATCAGCTAGTTGATATGGAAAATCTTGTAGTTACTTCAATTTCTGGGACTAATTATAAGATAAAATCTTTAAAGTTAAAAACACTTAGCGATATTAGAATAACTGTTCCTGGCAAAGGTCTTATTTCAAGACTTACTGGTGCCCGTGGAGCCTATGTTATTAGGCTACATGTTACTATTCCAAACTTCGAAAAACTTAATGAAGCTGAGAAAAATGCACTAATTTCCTTGATAAATAAAACAAAATAAGTGGACTCTTGTCTCTTATTTAAATTGTTTATACACTCACTGTATAAATAATAAAAAAATCAGGAACTGTGGTCATTACTGGCTTAAACGAAATAACAAATCCTTCTGATTCTCTTTTTATTATAGAAAGAGTTAACGAGGGTCTAAACTCTGCCGTTGACTCAAACGGAGATTTGGTTTTAGAAGGAATCTGTGCAGTTTTTGGTCAGGTTAACAATAACAACAGAATTTACGAAAAAGCCGACTACCTTCCTCACCTAGATTATCTTAACGAAAAAATTCAAAGAGGCCAACTCTTTGGTGAACTAGACCATCCACAAAATTTCGACGTATCCTTAAAAAATGTTTCTCATGTTATTGAGAAATTATGGTACGATCCTCAGCAGAATAACGTTAAGCTTAAGCTGCGCATTCTTAACACTCCATCTGGGCAAATTGCAAAAACTTTGGTTGAAGCAGGCTGCACCATCTCTACTTCATCTAGAGCAGCTGGCCAAGTACTCAACGAAGGAAAGGTAAAGCTACAGAGAATTTTTACATACGACCTAGTTGCTGAACCTGGTTTTAGTCAGGCCGTCTTAAAAAGATCAGTGAACGAGAGTTTCCAAAACAATTATTCATTTTTATTTGAATCGCTTGAATCCATTAAATCAAGCTCAATTATCAATAACCTGGTAGATATATCAGAAAGCCTAGATCTTGCAGATTCGATTAAAGTGTATAAGATAAATAATGAAGAGATAGTAAAAACTATGGAAAATAATAACAAACACATGACCAATGAGTTTGTAACAAAGGAAGCATTCAATCAGTACTCACAACTTGTTAAAAGCAAGTTTGACGCGCTTAAAGAGAGCGTTGATACCATGATTGACTCTAGCGTTACCAATCAAGAAAATGGTTCCGATGGAACCGAAAATTCGACAAATGAAAAACTAGTCGAGTACGTTAATTATTTAGCTAGCGAGCTAGGAAAAGTTATTAGCTATAATAACTATCTTTCTGGTATGCTTAATAAGTCAATCAACTACTCTGAGCACGTTGCTGAGAAAGTAAACAAAGTAATTGACTATTCTGATTACTTAGCCGAAAAGGTTGAGCAAGGAATAGGATATACTGAGTACATCGGCGAACAGCTTAATAATTCAATTGACTATTCTGAGCATATTGCCGAGAACGTAAATAAGAATATTAAGTACACTGAGTATCTAGCAGAAAACCTCGATAAAGGAATTCAGTACACTGAATATGTTGCAGAAAAAGCCGATAAGGGAATCCAGTACACCGAATACGTTGCTGAGAAATCTGAGCAAGGAATTCGCTATACTGAGTATGTTGCAGAAAACCTTAAGAGCTCAATTGGCTATTCTAACTATTTAGCAGAAAACCTTAAGAAAGGAATTGAATATTCTGAGTACATTGCTAATTCTCTCAACGAAGGTAAAGTGGGACTAAACGTTAAGAATAACACTATCCTTAGCCAGGTTGAAAAACTTCAAGAATCTGTAGAATACAAAGTAAAAGACGGAGCAAGTGTTAATGATATAGTTGATTCAGTTAATCAAATTGTTGGTCATATTAAAGACAACTCAGCAAAAGCAGTTTTAGAAAACAGATATCCTTTCTTAAAGCTATTAAGCGAAGAAAACAAGCAAAGATTCTATTCATTAGGTCAAGAGCAAAAGAGCGCAATCGTTGAAACTCTTTCCCGTGCAATCTATTTCAAAGAAGAAGAAGTTCTACAGATTATCGAATCTGTTTTAAATAAGCAAACTGAAACTCTTCCTAATTTAATTAAGTTTATGCCTTCTCAGTTTAAAGAGGTTTACGAAAACATGACTGTTGGAGAAAAATCTCGTCTTGAAGCACAGGCATCTCTTGCTGTACTAAATACTCCTTATCAAGTTAAAGCTTTCTGGGAAAGCAGAGATTTTAGAGGAGTTAACGAAAGATTATATTTAGAAAATCAAAAAGATAAAGCGCAACACATCAACGAAAGCCAAGGTAGAGAAGGTTTCATCTCGATTGAGAAAGTTGCGGAACAACAAAGAGGTTATGGTAACTCGTACCTCGACGCTCTAAAAAGAAGAGCAAACTATTAAAAAAAACTTTTAAAACAATGTCTTCAAAAGTATTTAAAAGACTTAACGACAATTCGATTAAGTCAACTTGGACCCCTGTTTTGGAAAGCTATGGTGTAAAAGCTGATTCTCGCCCTTGGTTAGTAGACTATTGCCACTATCATGCAATGTTTGAAAACGCTGGTGCGATCAATGAAAGTACTGCCCCTGGCCTTTTCTTCCAACAGCCTGGTTCAATCAGTGCAATCGGAAATCCATTAGCTCCAACTCAAGCTGGTGCTCAAGGTTCTGGTGATAAATTCCCAAGCCTTCTTCCTGTAGCAATTCAAGTTGCTGCAAAAACAATTGGTTTTGATCTAGTTGGTGTAGTTCCTATGGACTCTCCAGTTGGTTTCTTACCTTATTTGGATTACGTTTATCAAGGCGGTAACATCGATAAAGATTTTGAGCCTTACATGATCAAGATCAGCAACATCGACGTAACTTCTAACTCTGCTACCGGTTTTACCGCAGGTACTAACTACGGTATCAACAACAGTTCAGATGACCTTACTATGCAATATGTTGGTAAGTCTCGTATCGACGGACACCACATGTTTAAAGTATTGCGTGGTGCAGATGGTACTACCTCTACCATTGCTGATATCGCAGTAAGCGGCGCAAGCATCTACCCTCTAACTAACATTACTACTGTTAACACAAGTGGAAGTCTTGCTGGTGCTCTTACTTCAACTAGTAAAGTAGAATTGGTTTCTGCATTAGAAAATCACATTTCTGGATTTACTTCAGTAGGCGATTCAGGTTATGATACGACTGACTTCACAGGTCCTTTCTTGGATGGCAGTGAGTATAACATGAGTATGCGCAGAGCAGATGGCGAAGCTTCTAAGTTCCGTCAAATGGGTCTTAAAATGTTCACTAAGTTTGTTGAGGCAAAAACTTCTCAAGTTTCTATCTCTGCAACAGTTGAGCAAATTCAAGATCTTAACCGTGTTTGGAATTTTGATGCAATTTCTATGTTGGAAAATGTAGCAGTTAATGAACTTGCTCAAACCATCAACAAGGAGATCGTTTCAAAGGTTAAAGCTTTGGGAGCTGCTCACGCTACCACTGCAAACACAATCGACGGTTATACTACGAACGTGGTCACTCAGCCTGGTTCAGGTACTTTCGAGAACGTTACTACAGCTCAAAGAAAGCTTGCAACAAAAATGTTAGAATCTGCTAACTTGATTTACCATCGTGCTCGTTTCGGAGCTGGTACTTTCGCAGTAGTTTCTGCAAAAGTTGCTTCTGCAATGGCTGACGCTGCTGGTTACTCTATCGCTCCTTTCACAAATGATTTAGGTTCTACTGCTGGTACTTTGTACCCTGCCGGTAAAGTTTACGGTTTGACTGTATACGTTGACCCTAACATCAAATTCGACGACAACAAAGTGTTGATCGGTCGTAAAGGCGCTGACGAAGAGCCAGGTCTTAAATTTATGCCTTACATCATGGCTGAGAGTCTTCAGACTATCTCTGAAGGTACTTTCTCACCAAAGATTGGTATGAAGTCAAGATATGCTCTAGTTGAAGCTGGATGGCATCCACAAACTCAGTATGTTGAATTTAGCATATTGAATGCTGCTGGAAATGCATCTGGTGTTCAGTACTTAGGTTAATATTAAACTTAGCCAATATAAAGTAAAACCCTCCATAGGAGGGTTTTCTTTTTTATAGAGGTTAGATAAATAACTAAAATACGTGCATAGTTACACAAAAACTGTTTAATCTAATTGCTTCAGAGAGGCTCTTATTGAGATTATATTAGTTATTATAATTAAAATTAGAGATGATCTGGAGTGACGAGATAAGATCAGGTAAATAAAAAAATAAAGTATACAATGGCAAACCCAGTATTGTCTTACACTCAGTTCATCAATGAAAAAATCAATCAAAATTTGACAGATGCCCCTAAAGGTGGAGCTAGATCTGCAAAGATGGTTGATGCCAAGATGGCTAAATTAGAAATGGGCAAGGGCTCTAAGATTAACAAGTCAGTTGACGATAAGATGGCCGATCTTAAAGGAATTAAAGGTTCCAAGATTTCCAAAAGTGTTAACTCTGACTTAGCAAAAGACACCCCTAAAGGAAAGGCTGCCTCTAAGAAAGTTGATCCTAACTTTGCTAATTTAGTTATTAAGGGAAAGTCAATTTCTAAGAGCGTAGACCCCCAGATGTCTAAAAGACAAAAATAATTGGAGACCCCAATGCAAATTAATATAAGAATACCTAGGAGCATCCTTGCGTATATGGATGAGGCTGGAGTTCCATACGAAGAGAGATCAGATCTGTTTGAAAGATTTGTTTCCTATTCAATTGGTCAATTCTATGGAGACGAGGCGGACAAATTTGATACATATGTAGCTGACCACGAAACTGAATATGCAAATGAATCTATTAATCATCCTGTAATGTGGAAAGCACTAAACGAAGCAAACTCTCTTAAAGAGCTGGTGGGCAAAGATGATGACGAAGATCTTGATCTTGATGATGCTCGCAGAATTGGAAAAAAGGTTTCAAAGATGGTAGGCGACGATCGTAAAAAATACGTTGGCATCATTAATTTTATGGGCGCAAGCTGTAGAATCTATAATGAAATTTGGGCAAATTACAAGCCAGTAGACCCAGAAAAAAAGAACTCTAATAAAGGAAAAGCCTTTAGAGGAGAAAAACCTGAAGCCTAATAATGAGTGTTATTTGCGAAGTATATCAAAGTCATGAATTGGGATGGAGAGTCCAGGGCTGTGAACCTAAATGGAATCAGCACGAGCAAAAGACTGTGTTGCATAGCATGCATCTTTACCCAGATCTAGACTATACTGGAGCATACGGCACCTCAACCTACGTAAAGTATGGCGGGGCCGACAGATTACGTAAACTTCTACTTGCAATACATGAGGTTATTTGCAAAAAGGTAAATGCCGAGTCTGGAAAAAAAGATAAAGAAGCAAGCGCTGAAGTAAAAGAGGCTGCTGCTTTACCTCCTAGCACAACTGGTCAAAATTTACCAGCTGTCCAGCCAAAATTTGGAAGCCCTGCAACTACTCCAACCTATGGAGTTCCGGCAACGACGCCTTCTTATGATGTTCCTGCCACTACTCCACCGTATGATGTGGCAAAATACGTAAATAAAGAAGCCGACCCTGAGCAAAAGGCTCTTCCTGCTCCTACTGCCGAGGAAGAAAAACCAGAAGAAGAAAAGAAAGAAGAA